AAAAAACCATCGGGCCGCGTGCAACTTTCTTATGTTCTTCGGTATTATCTGCTAACATTGCCTTTCTAATTAGTTTATTTACGATCGCTGAAGCTTTTTCGTTCTTTCTTTCGCTGTATTCCTTAAGCCATCCTAACTCTTGTAGTCCCATTGTAAAGGATTTCGTGGCTTTAAATTCTGCTTTTCTACCCATTATTTAAGATCCTTCAAATCGGCATCCATTGGATAAGCTATAGTCTCCAAATGTTTAAGAGCCTCAAACTTTTGAGTCTCTCTACCGAACTCTGATAAAGCGATTAACGCTTTAAGTTCGATTTCTTGCTGTCGTTGTCTGTATAATTCATAGTCGAATACACCCATAATTCAGCATTAACGAACCCTACTTAATATAATACATTATTATATTATTAACAAAAGAGTCCTTCTTAAAAAATAAAAAAATAAGTAGTCATACCAATATAATATAATAATTATGTTATTTATTTACCTAAAATCCCTTTTGGGAGAGCTGGTTTGGCGTTGATTTGGGCCTCTTTAGGGCCATTTTCACCCTCTTTTAGGCCATTTAGACCCTCTTTTAGGCCCATTACCCCCCCTATTCCTGCCTTATTAGCTGCATATTCTACCAACATCGAAGCCCAGTCACCGTCTTTAGCCGCTTTTCGTATATTGTTCATTGGATCCAATTGTTTAGCTTTTTGAGTCATTGCCCCAACTGAACCAAAAAAACTTTTCTGAAAGTGTTCTTGGAAGTCTTGAAGTTTTAAATGAAAGCGATCCTCTATTTCATCAATAACGGGTTCTAAATTGATTGTTAGCCAGTTATCTTCGGCTATTTTTTCTTCCCAGTGTGTGACAATCATTTGTCTAAAAACAAAACGGTATAATCCTAAAATAATAAATATTTCCCCTACAAAGAGATAAATTAAATCAGGATTCACAAACGGCCCGCTTTATCCCAATTCTGTTTAGTAATCCATGGAGGTTTACTACATCCATTTTTGTGCATTTCTTTTAAAATTAAAGGGAGCTTAGTTACAAGGTTAAATTTAGCAATAATGGGGGTATCATCGGAAACCAATTCTTGTGCATCCATTTCCCAACGGGTGCATATATCTTCGGCGGCGGCTCCGGTTATCTCATCTTTACCCCTTCTTTTAGGACCTGTAGCGCTTGTAAAAGCCCCCATCCATGAAGACCAACCGTATTTGTACAACCCACCACCAAGCCAAGAAGCTGCGTCTATTCCCTCTTCTTTTAATTTTTCTAAAATATCTTCTCTAAATACATAAGCCGCCGCCGCTATAGATGTAGCCAAAATAATGGGAAACCCCCCAATAATTTGGGCAAACACTTCGGACTCTAGATCTTTTTTATTTTCTCTTTTGTAATATCTGTCTAAAGCGTCAGTTTGAACTTTTGTTAATTTTTTAAACGTTCCGTCAGGCAATAACTCCAAAGCCATTTAGCGCCCTTTTGGAATTACTAAACAACTCCATTTTTGAGTAAAGGGATCCTTGTAGGGATAAGTTCCCACACCACAATTAGGTTTTTTATCATAAATTGGTTTAGGTTTATCATTAAGAGCAGGGCCAATTACTGTAGGTATATCGACAGAATCACGTTTAAACAGTAATTGACCGATTAAGAATAATTCAACTATCATCATCATCCTTTAGCTTTCTATAAGCTTCTATGGCTTGCTGACTTCTAAAAAGTGTATCTAATAGCTTGCTAAGTTGGCTCATCTTAATTCTCAATACCTGGTAAACTTGCATTTTTCACGACGACGTTTTTTTTGAATCGATGTCGAATGCTCATTTAACGCCTCTTTTTCCCTGCTGGTGTTTTCCTAAATGCTACAGCCATCTTTTTTAGATTAATTTTATTAGATCTAGCGTATCTAAAGCGCGGTTTCTTGCTGTTAGCTTTAACATATCTGTTCCAAGCTGATAGTTTACGTTTAGGTTTTCTAAGCGAGAGTTTTTTTTGGACTGACCTTTCAGGTATTTGTCCTGTTTTAATACCGTCTTGATAACCCATTCGGTAATACTCGCGTTCTCTTTCTGTAGGCATTAAACAACTCTCAAATATGCAAAATCAATATTAGAAGCGCCACCACTGTTATTAGTAATGTTAAATTGTAATACCTTTTGGTCACTTAATCTACCCTGTATATTGTAAATATTCCACACATCAGCCGTTAAGGCTTCGGTAGCATCATAAAAACCAGAGTATACACCCTCATCAGAAGGTTCTCCATCTGTGGCAATACGAACACCTGACGCCGCCCGTATAGGTGTTAAGTTAGCAAAAGCATTAGTCGCAGGTCCAAATACAGCTTCTAAAGCTACATTCCCACCATTAGAGGGTTTTATAGCAATAAAGAGATCGCTAAAACCCGTCATATCAATATAATCGGGTGTTGCTTGAGGACTTAAGACACTAGCACCATTACCAACGCTTTCATGTGTTGCATCTATTAAGAATTGTTCATCGCTTGATTTAGATCCTTTCCAATTACCCTCTTCATCTACAAAGCCAGTATCTAATACGGGCTGAATAAATTGTGGTACTTCAATATCACCGTTAACCGTTGCTGATTGAACGCCTGCCTTTCTGGTTAAACTCCATGGCGCGTAAGCTTCGCGCTTCTCGACCATGTTTAATTTATGCAAAAACCAAAGTAACGGCACACGAACATGATCCAAGGTCCGAATCCATAGCCATGGCTACCGACACTTGGTTAGATCCGACGCAAGGAATAGCGACATCTAAAACCATTGGAAGGTTAGATCTTCCGTCACTGGTTTCGGTTCCAACGTTAGTGCTTGAACCTACAACTATCGTTTCTTGACCCTGACTTAAACCATCACCTGAGATCTGACAGGAAAATGTAGAGGTTCCGGCCGTAGCGCCATCTTGTGAAACTGTTGCAATTATGCCAACGATACTAGTTGCTTGCTTTGGTATCTGAATAGATGCTGTAGTTGATTGCCCGTAAAGGCTACCTAAAGCCGTAAACGAATCTGCTGCTGTTAATGCTCCTTCTCTAGTTCGATAGAATGCCATAGTAAATTAAACCTTGATCCGAATGGGGCCTAATTTGGCCAAAGTGGATCCAGAAAAACCTTTTGTTAATGCTTTTGCGACAAATGCCCCCGCGAGAGTGGCCGTAATAACTTGTTTTTGACTCATTACATTAGACTGTAATGTGGATAATGCACCTTTGATGTTGCCTTTCATTGCTTCATCAATTGCTGTAGCTGCGCCCGTGCTAGCCATAAGGCTGAGAGCGGTGCCTGCTTCTACTGCTGAAATATTAAAACTCTTTCTGGCCCTTCTTCGAGGTGCCTTACGTCTTGCGACCATAACCGATTAAAGTTAAATCCGTTATATATATCTTTTGGCTTAATCTAATTGTTTAAGGATTTGTGCCTTTTTAATGTGATATTCGATAACTTCGGTCTTATCTTCACCACAATCAAAGCACAACCAATTATTTTCTACTTGTTCAAACTCTTTACGTTCCATACAACCAGTGCAAAAAACCATCGGGCCGCGTGCAACTTTCTTATGTTCTTCGGTATTATCTGCTAACATTGCCTTTCTAATTAGTTTATTTACGATCGCTGAAGCTTTTTCGTTCTTTCTTTCGCTGTATTCCTTAAGCCATCCTAACTCTTGTA